AAGGCTGTTTTTAGATTTGCATTTTTATATGAAGAGAGTCCATATAAAACACTCACACAAAAAAACGCTATAAGAAATCCATAAACTAATACAGAACCCCAATCAATTCCTTTAATCCATTGTTTCATTTTCATAATTTCTCCTTAACAATAAGGTACTAAAATCATTACAATTTGTAAAGCTTTTTTCCATTTATTCTTACCAACTCCCCCATTCTAAACTTATCTGTTGCTCGATAATATCCACCAAGATCACCGAGGGACTCATCTGGTATAGATAATGCCACGGGGTATAATTTATTGTCGATAATATTGGTGTAGCATACTTCATCTAAATATAGATCTGATCCACATATCAACATCATTTTAATTTTCCCTTGCCTTCACATAATGGACACACGTCAGGAACCGTTTCCCATTTAGTATCTAATTCATTTAATTTTTTATTGACTCCCTGTAATTCATCTTGTGTATCATATATACAATCTAATTGTTCTCCTAAAGATTTTTCTGTATCTGTTAACTTACTAATTGTTTCTTTATCTTCTATGAGTTGATCAATGTTAAGTTTGCTCATCGGCTCAATCTCTAACATTTCCTGTGTGAGATCAGTAATAGTGGATAGAGTTTCTGTTAAACTACTAATATAGTTCTCTGTTTCTTCTGTCTCTCTCTTCATAATAATAGCTTTTTCGATCAATTTTGCTACTTTGGGGATAGTTTTATACGCTTTTAGTTTATCTTTTAGTGTTCGGATTTTCTCTGTTAGCACTTCACATTTCTCGAAGTTATCCCTCATGAAATCTATAAGAGTCTGCTCGTGCTCCAGCTTCGTTATTTCCTTTTCAACATCAGTAATAAAAGAAAAAGTTTCAAGTCGCTCATTCAATTCAACTAATGCCTTACTTGCACTACTTGCATTATTATTTGTCTCACGTTTCATCGAACCAATTTTCTTCAGAGAACTATCGATCTTATCAATGTTTACAATCTTATTAAGTGTACGAGATATTTCCCCGGCAGACTCAGATAAAAGAAATGGGGGTTCTAATTGAGATTGAATGTTTATACTGGAAAAATTAAACGCATCTTGGACTTCTTCAGGGACATCAGTGCCGAATGCCTTTAACTCTTCTCCGTCAACCTCATATGTATTTTCTTCTTTTACTTTCTTTCTGAGTATAGTAGAATCATTTTGTTTTACTGTAACTGAATGAGGACGTACAATAGTGTTCTTCTTATCTAATGCCCATCGAGACACATTACCTATTCCCAGTGGACGATTAGACACAGCCCAGTTGATTGCCCTAATGATAGAAGACTTACCATTGTCCGAAGATCCAACAATTACATTTACATTAGGGGAGAAGTTTAATTCTGTTTTCTTGTGTGATTGGAAGTTTGTCAGGTTTACTTGTTTAATCATCTATCTCGTTCTCAAAATAAATATCAGTGGCAAACGGAAGTTCGGGGTTCCATGCTGAAAAAAAATAACCAAATATATTAAAAGCACTTCCCAGTTGAATTTTAAGATACCCATCTTTGTCGGTTTCATTTGCAAGCATCTGAATAGCAAATGAATCATCCTCAAAATGTGATTTATATATTTCTTTTCCCCGGTCAGATAACTTTAGTTTGACACAACTATTTATATTAAAGGGAATCCACTCAGTCATCTTCTTTGCCAATAAAGGTACTGTTCTCTACCATATTTTCATCAATTGAACTTATACTGATTCCGGTTCCTGTTATATCATTCATAGTTATGTCTGATATTTCTACTTTTGTCTGATTATCCAGTGCGTGTGCTAATGATTTAATAGCTGACGCCATATCCGAAATAGCTCGTAATCTGTCTTCTCTTTCTATCGTTATATTTATCATCTTTATCTCCTATATAATTCTAAGAAATCATCAAAGTCCATAATCACAATGGGCTTTTTAAATCTCTTTCGTTTATGCACTAACATCCAATACTTATATGGTGGTTTTAGGTTATCCCTTGCCTGATTCACAGAGTCCACCAAGCTCATGCTTTCCTGATTCTTGCACTCAATAGCAAACGGGAATCGCATTAGTGCCTCCCCCCTAAGAACAACATCAGTGCCTTTTTGTCCCATCTCTCTGCTGTGAATCATACACTGATCATCTTGCTGATCATATGGGAACCCGAATCGTTCACTGATCCTCTTACACACCCATTGTTGAAGTTTTCTTCCTTTAGCTTTCGCTGATGATGTTTTAATCGCCAAGATATTCATCCTCCAAGAATAAGCAACACCCGTCAGACGGGAGCTTCAAATTATAAAACCACAGTCCTACGTGGAACTCCACCCCTTCAAATATATTCAAAGGCAGTGGGCAGAAGCCAGTTAAATAAACATCTCCATACTCATCTCGCAGTGATTTCCATCGTTTAGAAAATGTTCTCTGATTAAAATAGAACCCCATAGGGGCAAACATAACTAACATTGTATCATGTCCATAATTATCCATTATTGCTTTAAAGAATAGTTCCGGTAATAGTGCTTTGCCAAGTTTATTATCTTTTAAATATTGTTTGTTTCTGTGATCAGTATTAAAGGGGGGGTTTAATATAAATAAATCGTGTTTATTGCCCGGAACAGATACATTTATTTTAGTAAACCATTCAAGTGCATTTTCGTCGTATGAAAAGCTTTCATAGTCTACATTTCGTTCTTCATCAATGTCAACTCCGATAGTTTTGTAACCAGACTCCCACCAAGGTTTAAGAAGATTGCCATTCCCCGATGCGGGGTCGATGACGTAATCTATTTTGTTATAATACTCAATTGTGTCGAAGATGAACTCAGAGACCCCGTGGGGAGTCTCTATGGTGCTGTTCTTTATGTTCTCTGTGTACTTGTTTCTTGCTGTTGTCAGTGGTGCGGCCATCACATACGCTTCTTACGGTTACTGGCAATGGATGCTTCTATCGCTTCCCACTTATCGACTACACGTTTAGCCAACTCATCTTCAAGATTATTTTCTTCGATGAAAGCAATAAGAGAGTCCCGTGTGTGCTCTTCTCCGTCCCATTCTACTTTGGTACGTTTAGCTCTAGTCTTTCCTTCAGGAGTTTTTAAATCAAATAGATAATTGATGTTTGTTCCGATGTTATCTACACCATAATCAAATATAATATCGATAAGCCCTTCTCTGAAAGGTCTGGATGTCTTGGACTTCTTAGTCTTAGCTTTGATTGTTACCCCAGTAACACGATTCTTTTGCCTGTGCTTCTCTGCTTCTGCTAACCATAGACAAGTATGGGCATAAAAATCTAATGCTTTCCCACCAGATCGTCTATGTTTTTCCCCAAATGAAACACCAACATTATCACGCACTTGAGACACAATTATTATAAGACAATTGCTGTCTTGAATTTTACCAATCAGTATTCGAAATAGTTCAGAAAGAAACTTGGATTTTTCCATTGCATATGTTCCAATGGATAAAGACTCACCTTTTTTGTCAGCTTTTTTTCGTTCTTCAATCCGTTCTATTTCAGCCTCACTGCTAAGAGCATCGAGTGAGTCCACAACATAGATCAAAAACTCATCATCTTTTACACTCTCTGTGTAATAATCCAGATTAACGGAAAGCTTTTCTACCGTTTCTGAAGGAACAAAATCAGGGTCACACATATCTTCAATAACGTCGAACCCATATAATTTATTAGTATCAAATGAGAACCCCCTTTCAGCATCATCATAGATCCACTTTAGTTTATCACCGAACTTTTTTCTACACGCATTTATTAGCTCAATACTAAGAAATGTTTTACCGGAAGACTTATCTCCGACAATGTTAACTACTCTGCCAAAAGGACGTTCCACTGTGATTAAATCGAGCAAGGTACAGCCAGTTGGTGCTGACTGTACCCCTTCGATCTTGGGAACATCTTTAGTAGCTTTTTTCTTTACCTCTGCTACTCGATCAGATGTTGTTTTCCCCATTCATTACCCCTTTAGTTTGGTCGCTGCATCTGCACAAGCGTCCCAAGTTTCTTGTGGACACTTTACGCATTTAGCTTGCTTGTCATTATCGACACCAAAAGTAAATCCTTGGGGGCAAGGATTAGAGACTTCTTCTTCTTCCTCCGGTTCCGCTGGTGCAGTTCGTCTTTTGCGTGGTTTTACAGGAGGGGTTTCAGGTTCGGGTTGTCTCCGTGTTCGTGTTTCTTTTGCTGGTTCGGGTTCTGGTATGGCTTCCTCTTCCTCTTCCTCTTCCTCTTCGAGATCAATTTCAAACAGGGACTGTTTAATTTCATCCTCAGATGGAACAACAATCAGATTATCCAAGGCATAGGTCTTCTCGTAAATGCCTTCTGGATATGCATCTCTGTCTTCGAACTTGAAAGACTTGTACTTAAAAAACTTATTTGTTCCCAGAGTTGCCTCTGATGCTCTGAAGGTTATAGTCTTTCCAATTTCGATATCAAATGGATAGATGTACTCATCCTTGTTTGACAGTGCCTGTAATTCATCGAGTAGTTCAACTTGAAACAGAACATACGATACATCCCACAATAGAATGCTGTCATCTTCACCGTTAAGATCGATAACATTGTACACTGCCCTTCGGGACGGTTTGAGTGGAGCATATTCACTCTCCTCTGCTCCATTGCTACGCAGTGTGGCCATCTCTTCACAGATGGGACATGATTTTCCGAAAGTTTTCTTTAGACAAATGAAAGCATCATCATTAGCCCCGATAAAACGGTGCACCCAGATATCGAGATTATAGTCCTCCTCTCCCGGTTCTAGTCTTTTGGGATGGTGCTTAGATGCTACGATATAAGGAATTATATCGATTTCATTTGTGCCCTTGGTTGGTTTAAACCACTTGACATTTTCCAATCCTGAGAGAGTAAGATATTGCTTTCCAAAACCTCCTCCCTTGTCATTAGAATCAATGTCTTTTTGGGTTCTCTTTCTGGCTTCTTCTCGCCGTTCTTTACTGGTCATTTAATTCTCCTTACCTAGTGTTCTTTGTTTTCGGCTATCATTAAGGGCTTCTCGTTGTCGATCAGCCCCAACTTCTCTTGACTGCGTTGACGTTTCTTTCGGGGCAGAGAAGTATCCGGTCATATGAAGATCGGTGAGTTTCTCTAAGGATTTCTTTTTGTGTTCACTTGCTACTCGTGCCCCTTCAAGCATGTTCGAAAAGAATATTGCTTGGATGTGTGCCTTGTTTACTTCTTGTACACGTGCATCAACAGCAACAATTGACTTAATAGCATTCTCTGTTACCTTGGCCGGTAGATTTTCATATGTTCCGTTTCGAATTTCAAGGTCAACTTCCGCTTCGATCACTTTCACCTGTTCTTTAAGTGATTGTTTTTCAAAATCAGCAATTGTACACCCCTCTGATATTTCAGCGTAGTTCTGAGGCTGGTGCGTAAACTCTTCGTGAAGATTGGATCTGTCGATGCCTACCAACTCTAAATAGTGTTCATACTCTGCTCGTTTTTGTTCTGTTTCTGTTAACTGTTTTTCTTTAGCCATCAGGCATCCTCCTTGAAGTATGCTCTCGCCCGTTCTTCCATTTGTGTCATTAGAGGGGCTACTGCAAGCACACGTGTAAATTTTCGGAGTGCTATTCTGCGTTTGCTAATGGAGAGTATATGTTCCACCCAATCTTCCCCTGTTTTTGCTCTGCCACGTGCAATAACTTTTGCACGAGATTTACTGAATTGGTCTTTTTCATGGCACATACTCCAACCTACATGGCCTTTGTCTGTAGCCAGAACACAACCAATTGGATGCCCATTTTCATCACGGACATACTGGATTAGTTCGTTCATTATTTTCTCCTTGTTAGTCTAATCTAACATTATTTTGATCAACTGTCAAGCTTTTTTTAAATTTTATTTTCACTAACATACTCATGAGAATAGCACACCCTATAAGCATCCCTCATAATTTGTTCTTTAGTTTTACCAAATCCTTTATGTACTCTTGCTGACCCATTCTTTTTAATATAAGAAGGTCTAGCCTTTTGATTGGTAGAAGTGCCTCTCCATTTGATAGAATTATTTCTATATTCACCCAATGCAGGATGAGCAGTCTTAGAAAAAAATCTTTTTCCTGCATTAAAATAAATTTCAGCAACACCTTCTGACATTGCTTTACCAATTCCTAATCCTTGAAACTCAGGTTTAACTACCAACCTTGATTCTCTCCAATAACTTATTATATCCCTTCCAGTGCCATGAATAACAGCACTAAATGTCACTGGTTCGCCATTAAATAATCCAATATAACAGTGACACGAGTTTGCTATAGAAGAACTCAAATAATGATGGTCTTTGAAGTAAACCCAATCTTTGACAGCGCAGGGGTATATGACCAATTTGATTTTTGGTCTTTGAAGTGACCCCCTTGGTCTATATATTTTGGCATCGGTATCATAAACCAAATCAGGCTGTAACCAGTCTTCTACATCTCTGTGACAGGTTGCTATTACTAAGAGTTCTTTCTTCTTATCATAATATTTTTTTAAACTAGTACTTAAACTTTTTGCCGTGTTTCTATCAACCACACTGGTAAATTCATCTATATATATCATATTCATGTCTATAATTTTAGCACAATATGCTCTATGTGCTTCGCCCGTTGATAAAGAATAATATGATCTAAACCACGTGGGTATTGATCTTAATCCACACGCTAATAAACAACTCTCACCTTTTTCAATTGAGGAAAAATTATCAATCAAGTTCTTTGTATTAAAAACAACTTCTTCTTTATTAAACCATGATTTAATAATAGTTGTTTTGCCACTACCAGAAGAACCAACTATTAGAACTAAACCTTCTTTTGGCTTTTCAGGTATAATAATCTCTGGTTGGACATACTCTGTTATATCATACTTTTGTTTTATTTGTTCTTTTGTCATTACTTAATTCCTCCATCATATCTTCTCCTCATATATGCTTTCAGTCCACGATCCGTTTATCGGGTACACGGACATGTCCACACTGATAGGAACAATGATCCACTTAAAGTGTTCTCTGAGATCCACTGTCATTACCTGAGCCAATTGTTTTTTAACATATTCTAATTCACCGGGAA